TAACATTCTGATTGATAGTTAAAAACTTAGAGGTTACCTAACTGTAGCCTCTAAAGTGTATCAGTTGTATGACCCTTACTCAAACCACCATGACCACAACATACCAGACAAATCTCACCGATACAACGTACAACGGTTGGACAAACTATGAGACTTGGAACGTTGCACTGTGGATCGGTAATGATGAGAGTCTTTATCACTTAGCAAGCGAAGCTGGTAATTATTCAGACTTTGTAGATGCCCTCGAAGCATGTACATTTAATGACCTAGAAACCCCTGACGGTGTTAAGTACCGCGACCCTAAAGTTAACACATTAGAACTCAATTCTGATTGTTACTTTGGCGTCTAATTACAGTGGGGGCAGAGCTTGACTTTGCCCCCGTAGTCTGTTAAAGTATGCGTATAGCAATCGGCAGTTATTATGCGGTTTATTGTTATGCGGCGCGGGGGGCGTGATAAAAACGCTTAACTACCCTAACCTACAGAGGTGACAAATCGATCTGTAAATATCACTCTCATAAAAAATTTCCGGATATGAAAAGAACGCCCTATTGGAATTTCTGGAAAGTTGTATTAGCAGGTTGGTGTATTCGATATCCAAAAACAATGTCCAAGGTGGTGTTAATACCTCTTGGATTTTTTATTGTTTTGATATACAATGCCTTTATGAGTTAGATAACTAGAAAAAAATCCGGAGGTAAAATGAACCCCACAAAGGTCTTTCACATATATGCTAAGGAAGAATGTATATACAATAATCTTACAGAAGAACAGTTTACAGAGAAGTGGGCTGAATTAACTGCAATGGTAGGGTTATTACATACTGATTACTCGCCCTCTGATTTTTCATATGAGCAAGTAACAAGATATGAGAATGGTTATGGATATGCTTCGGATGCATCTTCAGAACCGCCTGGATCAGATTCATACTAGTGTTGATACCACTACTATGAAATAAATGATTGACAGACTACATACACCATACTATAATTGAACTGAAGTAATTTCAAAACTATGGCAAAAGGATTTACGGTAAAAGCAAAGACACCAGAAAAGAAACCAGAAGACTGGGATATTGCTGCTATTAAAGAACGCATGAAAGGTAAGACCATTGTGTTTTGCCTTCCTGGACGTGGAGTATCATATATTTTTCTGAAGAATTTTGTACAACTTTGTTTTGATATGGTACAGAATGGTATGGCCATTCAGATCAGTCAAGACTACAGTTCCATGGTAAACTTTGCACGTTGTAAGGTACTTGGTGCAAATGTATTACGTGGACCTGATCAAATTCCATGGGATGGTAAGTTAGAGTATGATTATCAACTATGGATTGACTCGGATATTGTCTTTGACACAAACAAGTTCTGGCAGTTATGTGATCTCTCTGTTCCAGCAGAAGGTGAAGAGCGTGGCATTACTGCAGGTTGGTATGCTACTGAAGATGGACACACAACTTCTGTCGCACACTGGTTAGATGAAGAAGAGTTCCGTACTAATGGCGGTGTCATGAATCATGAGACTGTAGAGAGCATTCAGAAGCGTCGTAAGCCCTTTACTGTTGACTACACTGGTTTTGGGTGGGTCATGATTAAGAAGGGTGTCTTTGAGGATAAGAATATAAAGTATCCTTGGTTTGCTCCTAAGATGCAAGTCTTTGAATCTGGATCTGTTCAGGATATGTGTGGAGAAGACGTATCATTCTGTCTTGATGCTATTGAGGCAGGTTATGAGATCTGGTGTGACCCCCGGATCCGCGTTGGGCACGAAAAAACTCGCGTAATCTAACGTGTCTCGTTTTAACTTATATTATGATAATGAATTGATTTGTAGCGACCTCTCGTTTGAAGATGCAGCAGAGGTCCTACAAGACTTATCAGAGAAGTTCTTTTCTGGTGAGGGTACTATTGATCCAAGTAAAATTAATCTCAAGGAGAAAAATTAATTATGGCAAGAGGTAGAATTGGGATCTCTGGTGAACAGATGATCGAATCAAAACCAAAAAAAACTCGTCAAGGTATGGGTAAGCACACTAAGTATGCGGCATCCTCTGGTAACAATAAGAAAAAGCGTTATCGTGGACAAGGTAAATAGTAACAACGATTTTGTTACTTTATGGCTGCATTAATTTGCAATCTACCTTCTATTGAGGTATGGGTTCGTAAAGAATATCTCACCGATCATCAATCTGGTCATGGTGAATTTGTAAAGGGCGTTTGGGTATCGTGTAAATCGATACCTGGACGTGCTTTTTATTTTGAGACATACTTACCAGAGTATGCTGCAATGTATGATAAACTACCTATCAGTGCCTTTGTGGCGAACCCTGAGACTCCCTCACCTGATATGAACCTACCTAACCTACAATTCTGGAATTGTATGGACTACGGCGTTGTATCAATCACTAAGCAGTTTATTGGTTCAATGGATTTTGAGTGCTATACTCGCGATCATGGTATCATTAAAGGAGAATACATCTGTACGATAGATAATTATCATCAGGATTGTGATATGATTGACTATGCTACTAGTGAAAATCCTGCTGAACATAAGTCTCATAACTTAATTGCACTTAATAATGGACAGTATGCACTCTATCCAAACAATAGAATGCGTATTTTTGATAATAGTTTGACACCTGTTGAACCAAAGATGCCTGATTTTAAGGTATCAACACAGTGCTACCAGGTTGAAAATGGATTTGATCGACTTGGAATGGGTCGTGAAGATGAATACTTTTGGAAAACTGCAAAAGAACGTAAAAACGAAGACGAGGAATCTGAAAATGAATGACTTTCTAGACAATTTAGCTAATGATCAGCATCAAAAGATGCTTCGTGAGATTAATAATGACGATCTTACACCCAAAAAGCGTAATAAAAAGCAAGAAAGTGAGTTGTTTGAGACTCAGAGTGCTCCAGAACCACTTTATGAATGAGTCTTGACCCTATAAATAAGAAAGAACATGATATATCACCAATAAATAATGCCTCTAGAAAGGGTCAGTCAGGGTTTTAAGGATATAAGTGCAACGTTTAAGAGCAATCCTCTTACAAATGACGTTGTTGATCTTAAAAATGCTTCGGCTATCGCAAGATCTGTCCGAAATATTGTCATGACTGTCCCTGGTGAAAAGTTTTTTGATCCAGATTTTGGATCACGTATCAGCCAATCACTATTTGAGAATATTGATAACATCACTGCACTCACAATCAGGGATGAGATTGACAACTCCATCCGTAATTATGAACCGAGAGTTGATCTAAACAAAGTCATTGTCGATCCAGACTTTGATAATAATGGATTTAACGTAACGGTCATTTATAATATCGTTGGAATTGATATACCAGCACAAAAGTTAGAGTTTGTATTAGAATCAACTCGATAAATGGCACTAGTAAATTACGCAGATCTGGATTTTGCCCAGATAAAATCCACCCTTAAAGAATATCTAAGGAATAATTCTAATTTTACGGATTATGACTTTGAAGGATCTAATCTGTCAAGTATTTTAGATATTCTGGCATACAATACTTACTTGACATCATATAACGCTAATATGGTGTCGAATGAATGTTTTATTGATAGTGCAACATTGAGAGAAAATGTTGTTGCACTAGCAAGAAATATTGGATACAACCCAAGATCAAGAAAAGCATCTTCTGCTGTTATCAGTTTTATCGTTAATACTACTGGTATTGTTCCCGCACCAACATCAATCACCCTAAACAAAGGGCCAATCGCAACATCGAACGGTACTTTTTCTGGAAATTCGTTTATATTCTCTATTATGGAGGATATTACAGTACCAGTTATTGATGGAGTGGCAGAATTTGATTCTGTAAAGATTTTTGAAGGTACATATCTCACAGAATCATACACATATAGTTCAAGAAATCCAAATCAGCGTATTTTACTTAATAATGCTGGCATTGACACCGATTTAATTCGTGTTCAAGTAGGAACAAACAGTGGTAGTTCAAAACAAACCTATGTAAAACAAGATAGCCTCTTTGATATTAACTCTACATCACAAGTATATTTCTTACAAGAGGTAGAAGACGAAAGATATGAACTTATTTTTGGTGATGGAATCTTTGGTAAGGCATTAAGTGAAGGAAATCTGATAACTATCAATTATTTGACCACAACTGGTGGATCTTCCAATGGAATAAACAACTTTACTTTCAATGGAAGAATGACTTATGTAAGAAATGCTATCACATACACCATTTCTCAGGGTATTTCTCTTCTTTCCACTGATATTGCTGCTGGTGGTGGTGATGTTATTGAAAAAGTAGATTCTATTAAAAAATTCGCACCTAGAATCTATGCATCACAGAATAGAGCACTCACTGCAAATGATTATGAAACTTTGATTCCAGCAAAGATCTATCCAGAAACTGAATCTATCTCTGTATTTGGTGGAGAAGAGTTAATTCCTCCACAATATGGAAAAGTTTTCATTAGTATTAAACCAAGAACTGGAGAATTTCTCCCTAATTTGGTAAAGGAAAATATTAAGAGAGATTTGAAGAAATATGCGGTTGCAGGAATCGTTCCTGAAATCCTGGATCTCAAATATCTCTATATTGAAGTAACGTCGAAGATTTACTATAACTCAAATCAAGCAACATCTTCTGCTGATGTTGCAACAGCGATTCAGAATAATGCAATTAATTATGCAGAATCAACTGAACTCAATAAGTATGGTGCTAGGTTCAAATATAGTAAATTCCTAAAAATTATTGACGAGAGTCACGAATCTATTACATCTAATATCACCACTGTATCGATGCGTAGAGACGTTAGGGCTGCCCTTAACACCCTTGCAGAGTATCAGGTAGGGTTTGGTAACCAATTCCATATTCAGAAGATGAGTGGTTACAATATTCGTTCAAGTGCATTTAGAGTTGCTGGAATTCCACAAAATGTATATCTAGGAGATATTCCAAATACTAATAGACAATCGGGAAATTTATTCTTATTCTCTCTTGGAAACCCTCAAGCTCAAGATCCAACAATTTTAAGAAGAAATGTTGGAAGAATTGATTATGTAAAGGGAGTAATTACTTTAAATCCGATCAACATTCAATCAACTCAAAAAGTTATTGATGGACAATCTGTTATTCAGATTGTTGCAGTACCGCAATCAAATGATACGATTGGTCTTCAGGACTTGTACTTGCAATTAGATATTAATAGTAGTTTGTTTGAGATGGTGGTTGATCCGATTGCATCTGGATCTGATCCATCTGCATCAACATATATCGTTTCTTCCAGTTACGATTCAAATAGAGGTTTGTTGGTAAAACCATAAAATGACACAGACTAGAATTCCTTTCCAGACAATTGTAAAGAGCCAACTTCCCGAATATATTCGGGACGAATTTCCTCTTTTGGGTGAATTTTTATCCCAATACTATCTCTCGCAAGAATTTCAGGGAGCACCGGTCGATTTAATTCAAAATATTGATCGTTATATCAAACTGAACAATAATGCCAATATTGTCAAATCAACTACGTTAAGAAGTGATATTAATCAGTATGAAAGAACAATATTTGTCGGCAATACAAATGGATTTCCCGATCAATATGGATTAATTCGTATTGATGATGAAATTATCACATATACTGGAAAGAATAGTTTTAGTTTTACAGGATGTATCCGTGGTTTTACTGGATATGTAAAAGAAAAGTCTAGAGAAGTATTTTCTTTTGCAGAAACAAGGGCAGTTTTACATAAAGCAGACGCAACTGTTGAAAACTTAAGTATAGAGTTTTTATCTAAGTTTTTTAATAAAGTAAAACATCAAGTTCTCCCTGGTTTGGAGGATAGAACTCTCTCAGATAAAATTGATAAGAATCTTTTTATAAAGCAGTCAAAAGATTTTTACACATCTAAAGGCACTGATAAGTCTTTTAAAATTTTATTCAAAGCTTTATATGGAGAAGATGTTGAAATTATAAAACCTTCTGAAAATCTTTTTTCTCCATCAACGTCTCTTTATAAGATTACAAAAGATATGATCGTTGAGCCAATATCTGGCAACATAATGGATATTAGGGGATACACACTATATCAAAATACTTTCAATACCACAATCAATAAATCATATGCTCCAATTACTGATGTTGAGAGAGTTATTGTTGGGGGTGCAAGTACTGATTATTACAGAGTGAGTTTTGACGCAAACTACAATAGAGATGTTAAATTTCAAGGTGCAGAGTATGGAGATTTTGTCGCACACCCTAAAACAAAACTGATTGGAGAATATACTACATCATCAGAAACGTTTGATGTTGACTCGACTGTAGGATTTCCGACTTCTGGCGAATTAACAGTATCATATGATGATCGTACTTTAGGTTTAGTTTCATATACATCGAAATCACTAACTCAATTTTACGGTGTCTCTAATATTACTAATACTATATCTGACAATACAGTTGTTGGTATCAATGCATATGCAACTGTCACTTTAAATAATGGTAGTATTATCTCTATGAGAATTGTCAATGTTTTAAGCGACTACCATGTTGGAGATCAAGTTGGGTGGGTGAAAGGTAATCCATATTATGGACCATTTCATGTTCATAGGGGTAGAAAAATGGTTGGAGAAAAACATGTTTCATCTCCCCATGACTACATCTATGACACTAAAGAAGACAGTCTACAGAACCTAGGAGCGTTTAGCGCAGCTGTTGCTACTAGTGGTTCTACATCATATAGTAATCCTGTATCTAGTGCCACAAACACAGTGTCTAGCACCTCTTCCAGTTCTTCTTCTGGAGGCGGTGGTTCCTCTGGGGGCGGTGGATATGGGTACTAAATAACTAAAAAAGTATCAAGGCAGATATGTCGGAGCAGTTGAATAACAGATACTACGAGAAGGGCGATACCATACGAGTGAAAACTCTTGGGTTGTCAGCAAACGATGCTGTTTCCAATAATTGGTTGGTAAACTCTGCGACTGTTTATAGAGTAGAGTCACTTGAGAAAATTAATCTACAAAATTTTAGATATAGGGTTATACTGAATAATAACCATATTTTTAAAGTAGGTGATAGTTTAAAAATAACTGGAAATAACTTTGAAGCAGTATCTAAGATATATTCCGTAAATGGATCAAATCAAATTACAATTGGTGATCAGGGAAACCTTGACAGCATAAATGTTTCTAGTCTTAGAATTAAAAGAAATATTCTGAAGGCAAGTGCAACAAATTTTAATGTCTCTCAGATTGCAGCAAACATCCAAAACGTTTATAAAAAGCAAAATAATACTTTAGTAGCCTCTTCTTCAATTCCATCTTATGGAAATCTTGACCTATCAATAAAGAATACTAAAATTACTTTTAGTGGTACTTTCCCACTAACAGGATCTGCTGCAACTGATACGTTTAAAATCATATCTAGTGGAGATCATGGTTTTTACACTGGGGATTCTATATATTATTCTCCACAAAAAATAACCACGACTAGCACTGATATTGATGGCAATACTATTACCACTACGGAAACTCAAGTTGGTATTGCTGAAGAAGGAATTTACTTTATCCAAAGACTTGATAACACCACACAGATAAAGTTAGCTCAGAGTAAATCACAACTATTTGATGGAGATTATATTACTACAGAACCAATCTCTATAACTGATAATACAATTGAGTTATACCGATATAAAGATAAAACCCTCTCAAGTCAAAAACTCTTCAGAGAAATTCCAACTCAAAATAATGAGTCAAATTCTGTTATAACCGAACCCGGAACTAGAAACGGAATTCTTGTCGATGGTGTAGAAATTTTAAATTACAAGTCCTTAGATGGATTGAATTACGGAAAAATTAAATCTATAACTGTAGATAACCCAGGAAGTGGATATGATGTAATTAATCCACCCAATTTAGTAATTACTGATATTGTTGGTACTGGAGCGACTGCAAATGCAATTGTCGAAGGTTCCTTTAATAAAATTAATGTAGCGTATGGCGGATTTGATTATGTAACAGATCCAATCGTTCAAATTAGTGGAGGAAATGGAAAGGGTGCAGAAGCAAGAGCTAATACTTCTTTAATCAAAAATTCTGTAAATTTCAATTCAGCAGAAATTTATGGTCTAGTTACTATTGGATCATCATCTGCTATTGGATTTTCAACAAACCACAGATTTAGAGATCATGAGAGAGTTATCTATAAAACAAACGGAGAAAGTGGTATTGTTGGATTGACAACAGGAGCATTTTACTATGTTAATATTCAAAGTCCTACAAGCGTAAAATTATTCAAAACTCAGAATGATTCTATTGCTGGTCTGAATACTATAACGTTTACTGATTATGGTTCTGGCAGACATGCTCTTGAAGCGACGGATCTCAAAAAAGTTGTTTCATCTGTAGAAATAGTTACCCCTGGATCTGGATATCAAAACAGAAAAACAACAGCAGTAGGAGTCTCAACTTCCTTAAATGAGATTACTATCAACAACCACGGATATTCTTCTGGAGAAAAAATCAAATATACTCCAGAATCTACTGTTTTGGGTGGACTGATAGACAATACGGAATATTACGTCACTTCAATTGACAAAAACAATATCAGACTATCTGATATTGGACCTTCTTCAGATCTGGAGTTATATTATAGAACTAAGCAATATGTAAATATAACTTCTCCACAATCACAGATTGACGGTTTTCTTCCAGCAGATCAAGGAATTCATCATTTCAATTACCCAGAAATTTCTGTATCTCTTATTGGAGAAATCGGCATTTCTTCTGTTGGATCGGAAACTTTTGAAGCCAGAGTTACTCCGATAGTTAGAGGAAGTATTGTTGGTGTAAATCTATCAAATGGAGGTGTTGGTTATGGGTCTTCCGAAGTCCTTAATTATATTAGAGAACCTCAGATTACAACTCAGGTTGGGTCTGATGTACAATTGTCTGCAATTGTATCGGATGGAAAAATTGTTGAAATTATCGTACAAAACGGCGGAAAAAACATCCATGCAGTTCCAAAGATAACAGTAGTTTCTGATACTGGTCAGGGATGTGTATTATCGCCTAATATTTCTGGAGGTCGTATAACCTCTGTAGAAGTTATTTCGGGAGGAATTGATTACATTCAAGGAAATACTTCAATTGTGGTGATATATCCAGGAGTTGGAGTTTCTTTTAGATCAAAAATCCAAAGATGGACTGTAAATGAATACCAAAAGAATATTATAAATGTTGGCGATGATGATAATTTTATAGAAACAGGTATAAATGAAGCATATGGCCTTCAGTGCCTACATCTATATGCTCCAAGACTATTAAGGAGTTCATTATACCAAAGTAATCAAGATGGATCTATATTATACAATTCTTCTGATCTAACTCTTGATAATGGTTCTGAAAAAATTACTTCAAAAAATCACTCTCCAATTATTGGATGGGCCTACGATGGTCATCCAATTTATGGACCTTTTGGATATTTGAATAAAAATGGTGGAATTGTAACTCAGATTAAATCTGGTTACAAACTCAGTTTACAAACTAATAGACCCCCAACCACACATTTTCCCGAAGGATTTTTTGTAGAAGATTACCAATTCATAGAAAGTAGTAGTGATGATATTTTAGATGAAAATAATGGTAGATTTTGTATAACACCAGAATTTCCAAAAGGAACTTATGCATATTTTAGCACATTTGCAGAATTTGTTGATTCGCAAGGAAAATTCAAAAACTATAAATCCCCAGTATTCCCTTATTTGATAGGAAATAGTCTTTATTCAAAACCATCAAAACTTAGTTATTTAAAAACATCAAATCATGATCAATATGATATTCAAGAATATGGTTGGATAAGAAATACTAGTTTTTATAATTTAGAAGAAGAAGTGTCTTCATATGATTATGTCGAAAGGCCTTTCAAGTTAAAAAATAATCAAATTTCAAAAGTTAGTTTTGCTTCTCCAGGTTATCTTGATAATATCGGTATTTTAACTGGTGGTAGCAACTATAAAGTTGGAGATGCTTTAATAATTGATAATGAAGGGACTAGTGGATATAACGCTAGCGTTAAAGTTTCAAAAGTTGGTGGTAAAGTCATATCATCGATAAATTGCGTAACTTCTACCATCAACTCAATCGAAGTTCTGCCCACAGGTAACGTTGGCGAATATAGTTTTACTGCAAATTCCCCACATAGTCTTTTAAACAAAGAAATCGTTTCTATTGCAGGTCTCAGCACAACAGCAGTTAATTTAACAGGCCAATATAGTGTTGGTATTTCCACTGCTACTCTGGTTCTTAGAGCAGGAGTTGGTACAACTGCAGCCACTGGAATTGTAACATATTTTTCAGTTTATGGAATTGGATTGGATGATGTTTCTGAAAATGATATTTTTAATATTGAAGATGAAAAAATAAAAATTCTGAACGTAGACAAAGTATCGTCAAGAATTAGAGTTCAACGGGAAGTGCTTGGATCAACTGGTACAGCGCATACTGCAACGACTGTTTTCCATGAAGATCCAAGAACTTTTACCGCAAAAGTTGGATTTAAGACAACATTTAATTTTAGACGTAATAGAGAACTTTATTTTAATCCAGTTGATACTGTTGCGATTGGAACTCAGTCTGGAGTTGGTATTGGAACAACAATTACGTTTACAAATCCCGGATCTGGTGCAACCAATGTATTTGTTCCAACTCAAACTTTATATTTCCCAGGACATAATCTTGAAACCGGTGATGAGTTAATATACAATCTTAACGGTGGTTCATCCATTGGAGTTTCTACCAATGGTATTTCAACATCAGTGACTTTATCTGATCTATCGAAAGTATATGCTGCCAAAATTAATAATAATGAGATCGGAATATCAACAGTAAGAATTGGAATTAACTCCACAGGATCTTTTGCGGGAACAGGCAATACAACTACTTCTCAAGGATTATTATTCTTTACTGATCGTGGATCAGGAGATAATCATAGTTTCAAGACTAATTACACTAATGTAATTACAGTTTCTTCTTCCAAGAACACAGTAACTGTATCTACTGCACAAACTCACGGTCTTAATGTTGAAGATAATGTTTATGTCGATGTAAGACCATCTATTACAACTTCATTTGCGGTTTCTTATAATGACTATAACCAAAGAATTATAATAGACAAGAAAGATGTAAGTGCAAGTGGTATCAATACAACCACTAATGAAATTACAATTGAAAGGCATGGTTATACTCTTGGACAGTCTGTAATTTACACATCCTCTTCTGCATCTGGCGGACTAGTAGATGAGAAAATTTACTATGTGGTAATAGTTGATCAAGACACTATCAAATTATCCGAAACATACCACAATGCTATAGGTGCCGCTCCTTCTGTTGTTAATATTACTAGCGCAACAGATTCTTCATTCTCACCGATCAATCCACCAATTAAAGTATATAAAAACTCTAAAGTTGAATTTGACTTATCAGATTCTTCTCTAAGTTATATTAGAAATTCAATTTCATATCCAGCATTCAAATTTGCGTTGTTTACTGATACTAATTTTGACACTGTATTTGATAAGACAATAGACAGTGAAGATTTTGAAGTAATTACTACGGGCACAATAGGTGTTGATGGAAAACTCACATTAACATTTGATGAAAATCTACCTAAGACGCTTTATTATAAGTTATTGCCAATACAAAATGATATTCTCCCAATACAAAAGCTCACTGCAATCTGTGATGCCGATGTAATTGGATATAATCAACTTCAGATTATTGATAGTGTATATTCTGGAAAACAATCAGTTTCAATCGCTTCCCCAACAGAGTTTAGATATTTTACTGCCAAAATACCTGAACAAGCATCTTATACTGAGTCTGATGCATCACTTAATTATGCGACCGATTCCCCAACTGGTATTGGATCTATTTCAGAACTAAAAACATTTAATAAGGGAGAAAATTATTATAAATTGCCATCAATTAAAGGTGTTAGAAGTGGAATTGGATCAAATGCATCGTTTGAATTGCAAAGTGATACTATTGGAAGTATTAAGAAAACTAAGTTAAGAGATATTGGTTTTGATTATGCATACGATAGAACTTTAAGACCAGCGGCTAAACTTCCAGATATCTTCAAAATCAACAATCTTGCAATTCTCAATTCTGTTGGAATTGCTTCATTTGGATATGGGTATGGATCAATTCCACCAAAGGTTATTGTATTTGATGGAGAAACTGGAGATCAATTAAAAGAGGTTGATCTTAAATTTGAATTTGGAGAAAGTCAACTTCAAATCGTGAGCAATACTTACGGAATGAATAATGTAACTCCAAGATTTCTTCCAACAATAAATTCTAACGGCATTGGAATTTCAACGTTGACATATAATTCATCAACTAAAGACGTTACGGTAACTTTATCTACTGGATTTACGACTGCAGGATCATTTCCGTTTACAGTTGGTGATGAGATTATGATTGAAAATATCAGTGTTGGTATTGCATCAACTAATCCTCAAGGCCAAATTGTTGTGGTGAATAGTGGAAAGGGTTATAACACGGAAAACTATAACTACAAATTATTTGTAGTTTCTGGCGTTGACGAAAATATTGGCGGTATTGGCATTGTAACCTTCAGCCTTGATGGTTATCTTGCTGCTGGAGAAAATCCTGGAACATTTAGTGTAACAAGGTCTGCTGGAAGAATTATTCCAAGTCATCACTTCCCAATCTTTGAGTCCACATTAACAACAACTAATTTTGTTGAAGAAGAAAAACTTATTTCATTAGAAGATCCAAAAGCAACTGGGGTTGTTGAAAGATGGGATAATCAAAATGGATATCTAAAAGTTAAATCAGATAGAGATTTTACTAAGGGTCATGTTGTTGAAGGTCAATCTTCTAAGACTAGAGGAACTATTGCATCAATTCTTTCTTCCGATTCAAGTTATGATATTAACGCAACATCCAAAGTTGAATCTGGATGGGAAAATATTTTCGGTTTCCTGAATGACACAAGACAAGTTATTCAAGACGGTGATTATTATCAAAAGTTCTCATATTCACTCAAATCTAAAATTGAATTGAATGAGTGGGATGATCTTGTCGGATCAATTAACCATACTGCTGGATTTAAAAGGTTCTCAGATCTCATTGTCGAAACTTCCCCAGAAGTTGGTCCAGTTGTAGGATTGAGAACAGACCTCTCATATTTTGATAAAATTATCGAATTTGTTGAGCATGTTGATTTGAATTGTGTTTATAACTTTGATAAGGTAAAAGAAAATTATAAAGCAGGTTTCTCTGATGATATTATTTTCTCAAATAAAATTCTTACAGACTATGAAGAGTCTGTAGGAAATAGAGTTCTCAATGTGGACAATGTTGCTGCTACTTTTAATAGTAATCCCAGAGCGACAAGATTTAGTAATATTGCCAGTTGGCCAATTTCAGATGCAAAAGCACATAAGTTCTTAACATACATTCAAGATCCAGATCATACAGCAGAAGCACAAGTTATGTTTGTGACACTTCTCCATGACGCTGTTGGGAATGGATACCTTAATCAATATGCGAGAGTAGAAACTGAACTTGATTTGGGTTCATTCGACTATATTATGGATGGAACGAATGGTATATTGCAGTTCTATCCTACAAAATTCAAAGTCAATCCATATAACGTCTTTACGCTTTCATACAATATTGGCGATACTGTAACCAGTGTTGGTTCCAGTTACTTTGGTGGGGCAGTTAGTGTTGAAACTACGAGTGTTAATGTTTCTGTTGGTACAACCACGAATATTGTTAGTATTGCAAGTACGTTTGAATCAGCAAAAGTTCTGGTTGAAGTTAAAACTGTTGATGGTGAATTTGAATTTAATGAATTAACTATCCTTCATAATGGAACTGATGTAGATCTTATTGATTATGGTCAGTTGACAACTATTGGTGAGTTTGGAGCATCTTCTTCAGGATTTGGAACATATCATCCATATATTGATGGATCAAATATTAAAGTTGATTTTATTCCAAATGTATCTGTTGCGTCTTCCGTCAATACGGTTATTGTTGCAATTTCTAGCGAAGGTGTTGGAGTTGGATCATTTGGTTTCAATCATGCAGAAATCGGTGCTCTTCCAACTTCTATTGCATCTAGTGGATCTCCAACCGAAAATGCAATCGCTGAATATACAAACGAAACTTATAATGGTGGATATTTCATAGTTCAGGTTTCTGATCCAGACAACAATCATCATCAAGTTTCAGAACTAATGTTGATCGATCAGGGCCCAGATTTCACCACTACTTTTCTTACAGAGTTTGGTAATCTCACAAGTACAGGTGCTCCACTAGCTGGTCTTGGAACCTTTGGAGCAAATGTCTCTGGAGATATTGTCAGATTAACATTTACTCCTAATGCTGGTATTAATGCAGAGGTTAGGACTTTCTACAATTACATGAAATATGTGGACAATGATGATCCTATTGTAGAACTTGATTTTACAAACGCATATTTAGATACACAATATGGCGATTATAGTGGAACGGACTCTGATATCATGAGATCGTTTGCTATAAAGTATGGTGGTTATGATGTATTTGAAAGATATATCGATTCAACTGATGAAAATATAATAGGATCGGATACTTCACTAGAAGTTCCAAATGCGATCACCATTCCAAACCACTTCTTTGTAAGTGGTGAGAAACTTACATATTCAAATCCAGGAGCTGGTACAACTCAAAGTATTGGTATCGGTTCTACTAATGTTTCTGGAGTTGGTGTTACTGATAAACTACCAAGTACTGTTTACGTAATTAAGGTTGATTCAAATAAGATTAGACTTACTGATACTCCAAATAAAGCACTCAAGGCCGTTCCTAACGAATACTTTGAAATTTCATCTGTTGGTATTGGAACATCCCATACATTTACTGCAAACAATCAAAATAGTAAGTGTTTGATTGCTATTGACAATTATATTCAATCTCCAGTTGTTGCAACTGCTCTGACAACTTCTTTAGATAATCAATTATTTGCAAGTCAAGATTCATTATTCACGGCTGGCATATCTTCCATCTTTGGCGGTGATCTCATTCAGATTGAAGATGAAATCATGAAAGTCCAATCAGTTGGTGTTGGATCAACAAATATCATCAGAGTTAACAGAGCATGGCTTGGAACAAGAAGAGCTGGTTATTCTACAGGTACAACTGTAACTAAAGTTCAAGGTAATTATAATATCGTCAACAACACCTTGAATTTTGTTGAGGCACCATATGGAAATATACCATTATCATCAACAACCAATCCACCAGATTCTAGAGATTGGACTGGTATAACCACTAGTTCTACTTTCCAAGCAAGAGTATTCTTAAGATCTGGAACTTCTGGATCTTCAGTTGATAGTTATGCTAAAAATTATATTTTCAATGATGTATCTTCTCAATTTAATGGGACTGAGAATACATTTACACTCAAATCAAATGGTTCTGATACTGATGGATATGAAAATGACAATGCAATCATTCTAGTTAATGATATATTCCAAATTCCAGGGCTTGCTAGGGATTATACCTTATCAGAAACTTCTGGAATTACCTCTGCTATTTTTGGGGATGATGGTCAGACAATTACTTATGACGCAAATTCATCAAATCTTCCAATTGGTGGAGTTATCGTTTCTGTTGGTTCTTCCTCTGGATTTGGTTATCAACCTCTTGTATCTGCAGGCGGTACTGCAACTGTTTCCATTGCTGGAACTATTTCTACAGTAACTATCGGAAGTACAGGTTCTGGATATAGAGCTTCTGAAAACTATCAGGTTCTTACAAGTATTGCCACAACCGTGGGCATTGGTTCTACAATAATGACCCTTGTCAATGAAAATAGCGTATTCAAATACCTTGATTTCTTAAGTGCTGGAAGCACTTGCACAATTGGTGTTGGAACATATATTAAATCAACCAATATCATCTCTGTAGGAACAACATCAGTTAACATTGGAATTGGTAGCACATCCCCATTTGAAATCGCTGCTGGAACAACAGTTGCAGTCAATATTCTTTCCCCTACGCTTGGTATTGTTAATGTTGGTGTTGCAAACAGTGCTGTTGGTATTCAAACAGTAACTCATATTGGTGTTGCCACAATTAGTGCTGGACATCTGTTGGAAACTGTTCATATAACTTCGGTCGGTAGTGGATATACGACATCCAACCTCCCAGATGTTATTATTGACGATCCATTATCATATACAAATATTCCTCTGATCTATCAAACTGATGGTTTGGTAGAACCTTCTACTGGATTAGGAACTCAAGCTAAGATTAATCTAAATGTCGGATTTGGTTCTGATATGATTGATTTTGAAATTTCAAATACTGGTTTTGGATATGGAAATAATCAATCACTTACAGTTCCTACTGGAGGAGTTACAGGTATTCCTACAGATGCAACTGTTGGAGGTGATTTTGAAAGATTTACAATTTTAATCGAAAAAACATATACTGACAAGTTTGCTGGATGGTCGGTTGGACAACTCCAACCAGTTGATAAATTTGATGATCAATTTGATGGACAAAAAACTGATTTCCAAATCAAAATTGGAGGAACACTTACTTCCATTATTGCTGCTAAAGGATCTAGTATTGTTATTCAAGATGTATTATTAGTATTTGTAAACAATATTCTTCAAATTCCAGGAGACGGATACGTCTTCAACGGAGGAAGCACAATTATCTTCCCAGAAGCTCCAAAATTTGGAGACAAGATTGATATAGTCTTCTATAGAGGAAATGGTTCGGTTGACGTTGAGTCTATCGATGTTCTGGAAACAGTCAAGAAAGGAGACACTTTAAAAATCAATTACGATGCGTCTCTTGGTCAGAACAAGTTCTTGGAAGAAGATTCAAGACTTGTTTATGAAATTGAGTCTACTGATGTCGTTTCTACAAATGCATATTATGGTCCAGGAAATGTTGACGATATTAACTTAGAGAGACCAGTTACTTGGTGTAGACAAACTGCAGACGTTATAATTGATGGCCAGAGAGTTGCTAAAGATCGTGATCAATACAAAGCAAATATCTATCCAGTCACTAATGTAATCCAGACTGTCGGAGTTGGTTCTACTACAATCTACGTTGAGAGTGTTCTTCCGCTGTTTAATCAACAAAATGAAAGTAGTATTTCTCTTGCATTCCAAGAAGATATCCTTCTTGTCTCACAAGACGCAAGAGTAGCAGCTGCAGCAACAGCAGTAGTTTCTGCTGCAGGAACTATCACGTCAATTGCTATTTCTGATGGTGGAGTTGGTTATACAACGTCACCAGTAGTGACAATTGGAAACCCAGTTGGTCTAGGAACTACACAAAGACAATCTCTAAGTGCTTCTATTGCCAGCGGTTCTGTTGCATCAATTTCATTAACTGGATCAACTGCAGTTGGATATGCATCAACTAATCCTCCTGTAGTTTTAATTGAACCACCTTCATCTCTTTCTGAAAGAATTAAGTCAGGTGTCAACTATTCTGGTGATTTTGGATTGATCGTTGGTGTTGGCACTACATCAATTGTTGGAACAACAACTGCATTAGAATTTGAATTTTACATTCCAGATAATTCTGCTCTTAGGGATACAACACTTGTCGGAACTGCAATTACAATTAGCGGAATTTCCACCAATGATTACTTCGTACTCAGAAATGCAAATGTTGGATCTGCCTCAACATCAATCGATGAAAATGGTGCAACAGTTGGTGTAGGAACTACTGCTCTTGATAATGTTTATAAGGTTCTCAAGGCCGAAACTGTTCAAGAATTAGTCTCTGGTGTTGGTAATGTATTCTTGAGAAAAGTGACAGTTGGTGTCGTTTCGTATGAAGGATTTGCATTTGTAACCAAATCATTTGATGACACTGTATTGTCATTTGACTCCACAACTACCACATTTGATAATTTCCTCTTTAGAAATTATTATGGACTATACAGTTGGGGTAAGATTGATTGTACTGCGAGAACTTCCACCTCAGAGTTTCCATTCTATAACCAGAATGGTGTTACAGGAATTTCTACTTCTGCTTATGTTAGGAGACAAATTCCTTTGAAAAACAAAGATTATAATGTTTAAAATCTAAATAATAGAAAAGGTTTAACGTACCAATGGCAAAATTAGGAATAAATACAGGTTCTAGTCCTAATGACGGCACAGGTGATACTCTTCGCTTGGGCGGCACTAAAGTAAATACTAATTTTGATGAACTATATGCTGCCTTAGGCGACGGAACCAACCTTAGTGTTGGAACTGGAACTACTAGCATACTAAGTTTAGTATATCCAAATGTTGGTATTGGTAGTGCAATTCCGGCACATAAGTTGGATGTTAATGGTAATATTGGTGCCACTAATATCGAAGTTTCTAATATTAATCTCAGCGGTATTTTAACAACAGCAACTGCAAACATTTCGACTCTTAGTGGAGTTGGAACTCTTGATGCTACAACCACAGCAACCATCGAAAGTGCTATTGCAAACTTACCAAATGATTTTACTTATATCAATGTAACTGGTCTTGCAACAGTTGCCAATATGTCTTTGACAGGTGTCGGGACTATTAATGCTGCAAGAATTAGTGGAGTAACCACTACAACTAACTTGGTCGAAGTTAGAAGCGATGATGGAACTCCAGGACGTATTGATTACTACTGCGAAGTATCAAATGCACACTATACAAGAATTCAAGCTGCAGCACACGCAGAATATTCTGGAAATGCAACAGCAGTTCTACCAACAAAGTCTGGTGACATCATTGTTGGCGACACTGGTTCAGCAATCAGTCAAAATGTTAATACTACAGGAATTATCACAGCATCTCAATTTGTTGGAGATGGTGCAGGTATTTACGGGTTAAACATCTCTGAGTTTGACCTAGGAATGTTTGGTATGTAATAAATAACTAAAAACTAAGAAATCATGGCGCTCAAGAAGACTAGATTACATAGCATCATTTCAATTACTGGTGCAGGTAGTGGCGTTGGAATTATTACTGGTAATGTAAGCAGCACTCCTCTTGGTGTGGCTAAAACTTGTTATGTGAAGAGTGTTATGATCCATAACCCAACAAGTTTTGCTTCCACAGTATCTCTTTACTATGAACAGAACACTACTCCAGCATCTGCTTCTCCATCCGAAGCAAAACAGTTCTATTCGCAAACAGTTGCTGCTAAAGAAACTCAGTTGTTTGAACTGAATTATCCATTGGTATTCTCAACCAATGATACTTTGACTGCAACGGTTGGAATTGCATCTACTGCAAATATTATGGTTCTTGGAGATATTGAGGAGACTAACTGATGGGTATTAAATCCACTCAAGGTAAAAATAAGTTTGAACAGATTGATTATAAAGCAACTTCAGACATTGGAGAAACTTTAGATCCTGTTTTTTCTGCAGATGCAACAGGAGGAAAAATTCTTTATCACTCTGCTGATGATGGAACATCAATAGAAAAGTATCACGTATTTACTGAACCTGGTTATTTTAGAGTTAGTGCAGGTTTTGCAAAAACTGCCAATGTCTTGATGGTTGCTGGCGGTGGCGCTGGTGGTGGATCATATTATGCAGGTGGTGGAGGAGCAGGAGAAATTCTCTATGGACAGAACGTTGGATTTGGAACCACTATTGCAGTTACAGATCTGGGTGAACCCATACCTTTTAGTAGTGGTCAAGAATATAGAGTAGTTGTCGGTGAAGGTGGTTTTGGTCAATTAGCTAATCCCGCTGGACAGACTGGGGATAGAGGTGGTAAAGGTGGAGATACCCTCATTTATGCTACTTCGGGTGTTACGACTTCTTATAGATCTAGCGTTGGTATTCAAACTGGTGGTTTAAGAGCATTTGGTGGTGGCGGAGGTGGTGCAGGCAATGGCATTGGTGGTCAGAATGGTTGTGCTGGGGGATCGTGTGGTGGAAATAGTTATTATTCTGCTATAGAAAGTTTCAAACAAAGAAAGCAAGGCAAAGGATATCCAAGTGCTTTCTCCGCATATGGAAATGACATCGCCACTGGGGCTAGCCGCTCTGATGGTGGTGGTGGAGCTGGTGCTGCAAATGATGTCAAAGATGGTGGTGCTGGTCAACCATTTCCAGAATTTGCTTCGGATATTATTGGACCAGCAATTCCAACACAAGTTCTTCCTTATTGGTCACCAGCGGTAACTTCAACTGGCCTTTATGGCGGTGGCGGAGGTGGTGGTGGTTATCCATCGAGTACTCCATCTGGTGGTACTGGAGGTGGTGGTGCTGGGGCATTAAATACCGTTGATGCAATTCCAGGAGTTGACTACACTGGCAGTGGAGGTGGTGGTGCAGACGGTGCATCTACTAATTCAGGTCACGGTGGAAAAGGTATCCTGATCATTAAATACGTTGTTTAACTTGTGATAAATAAGTAAAAAAGTCCCTAAACAATGGCCGCAATAATTACTGATCAAATTAGAATATTGAATGCAAGAAACTTTCTTGCTGGCGTGACGACTTCTGGTAGTTCTTATTATTCCTTTATTGGTCTACCAAACGCCACCGACTTACAGTCAGATTGGGATAATAGTCCCCCTGCCCCGATAGATAATTTTGATAATGAAAATGAAATTTGGGAAACTGTAATTGGATTGAAAAAAATCACAAACAGTGATATCAAATTAGTTGTTCCAAAAATTAATTGGAAGTCTGGCAATACGTATGATATGTATCGCCACGATTATAGTACATCCAATACCGCAAAAGTTTCTGGTGCAACTAATCTTTATAATTCATTTTATTTTGTAATGAATAGTGATTATAGAGTTTATATCTGTCTGCAGAATGGAACAACTCCAGAAACTCCAAATGGAGTTCCATCTCTAGATGAACCAACCTTTGTTGATCTAGAACCAAGAGCGGCTGGTGCTAGTGGTGATGGATATATTTGGAAATATCTTTATACAATCAGTCCATCTGACATTGTTAAATTTGATTCTACTAATTATATTCCAGTACCATCAGATTGGACTGACTCTGATACTAACTCCTCAGTTAGAGATAATGCTGTAGATGGATCCATTAAGATCGTCACCATTGAAAATAGAGGGGTTGGATTAGGAACAGCAAACGCTGTTTACACAAATGTACCCATTAAAGGAAATGGAACAGGTGCAACGTGTACAATTACAATGAATGCAGATTCTCAAGTTGAATCTGTTATAGTATCTAATCAAGGATCTGGATATACTTACGGAAACGTTGATTTAATTGCTGGAGGAGTTCCTACTGGTTCTACAATGCCAGTTCTTGGAGTAATTAGTACTCCCCAAGGTGGCCATGGAGCAGATATTTTTAGAGAACTTGGAACAAAAAATATTCTTCTTTATTCTAGATTTGAAAATGATATTCAAAATCCAGACTTTATCACTGGCAATCAAATTGCAAGAATTGGTATTGTAGAAAAACCAAATACTTTTGGAACAAATACTCCGTTGAGTGTAGATAAAGCGAGTGCTGTTATGGCACTCAGATTGACTGGTGCTGGTTATAGTTCTGCTACGTATGATTCAGACTCTTTTATTACACAAACTGTATCAACAGGAACTACTGCTGTTGCTAGAGTTGTGAGTTATGATCAGGCCACAGGAGTTTTAAAAGTATGGCAAGATAGAGCGCAATCTGGTTTTAATACGGTTGGAGTAGCAATTACTAATCCACAATATGGTTTTGATCAAGCAGATTTTACAGCATCGCCAACTGGAACTGGATCTTTAACAATTAATGGTGGATCAGTTACTGAAGGATTGACAATTGATAGCACTTTTACGGGTATATCAACCGTAATAAATAATAGAACATTCTACCTTGGTCAATCATTTACTAATGGAATTGCAAACCCTGAGGTTGCAAAATACTCTGGAAACATCATTTATGTTGACAATAGACCATCTGTGACAAGATCAACCAATCAAAAAGAAGACATCAAGGTTATATTACAATTCTAAGGAATTATGTCGCAAATCACCAATCTCAACGTTGCCCCATATTATGATGATTTTGATCCCACGGACAACTACCATAGGGTACTGTTTAAGCCTGGATATCCTGTTCAGGCTAGAGAATTAACAACACTCCAATCAATTCTACAAAATCAGATTGAGAGGTTTGGGCAGCACTTTTTTAAAGAGGGTGCAAAAGTAATTCCAGGTAATACTGCATATAGCCAAAACTACTTTGCATTGGAACTAAATGTTACACATCAGGGTGTTCCTATAGATGCATATCTTGATCAACTAATTGGTCTTAAGATTACTGGAAGAACTTCTGGTGTCACTGCAGTTGTTCAAAGTTATATTACTTCTTTGGATTCGGAGAGAGGAAATCCCACTCTTTATTTGAATTATCTGGGATCAAACACCCAAAATAATGAAACTCAAGTTTTTGGAAATGGAGAAATTCTCTCAGCTGAGGGAAATATTGTCAGTGGTTTGTTGGGCAATGAAATTATTGCTTCTGGCGAGGCATTTGCTTCTACAATTGCGGAAGATGCAACTTCAACTGGATCTTCATTCTCGATCTCTAATGGCGTTTACTTTATTAGAGGTCAGTTTGTAAATGTTGAAGATGAAACTCTGATCCTCGATCAATATGATAACAACCCTTCATATAGAATTGGTCTGTATATTAATGAAGAGATTGTCACTTCAGACCAAGACGAAAGTTTAACTGACAACTCTCAAGGTTTTAATAACTATGCTGCTCCAGGTGCAGATAGACTAAGACTTTCTGTTTTCCTTTTTAAAAAATCTTTAACAGATTTTAATGATGAGAATTTTGTAGAACTTGCAGTTGTAGAAAATGGAGTTTTAAGAACTACAAGAACTACTTCAGAATACAGTGTAATTAATAATGAGATTGCAAGAAGAACTTATGAAGAATCTGGAAATTATTATGTAAAACCCTTTGATATTATTGTCAAGGAATCTCTTAACGATGGGGAGGGTAATAGGGGTCTCTTGCAAGAAGATCAAGTTACTCCAGGTGGTTCAGTTCCATCTGATAATTTAGCACTATATGAAATTTCTCCAGGAAAAGCATATGTGAAGGGATATGAGATTGAAACTGTAGGAACAACTTTACTTGATGCACCAAAACCAAGAGATACTAAAACAATAGAGAATAGATCTATTTTCTATAATACTGGATCAACTCTAAAACTGAATAGATCATATGGAGCACCTTTAGTTGGTGTGGGTAACACATATGTTTTGAGTTTGAGAGATGAAAGAGTTGGTTCTGTTGGCGGAGCAGTTGGAGCGGCTCAAACAGAACCTGCTGGTAATGAGATTGGTGTAGCTAGAGTTTATGATTTTAGACTTGAGTCTGGATCCTATAATACTTCAAACGGTGACATTAATGAATGGAATGTATCACTGTATGATGTGCAGACAGTCACTAAGATTACTTTAAACGAAAATGTAACTCTGACAACTCCAACATTTGTAAAAGGCACAAATAGTGGATCAACTGGTTTCTTAAAAAATAGTGTGTCTAACACTAATGTTATTGAATTATATGAAACCTCTGGAGAATTTATAAAATTTGAAGGATTTGAATTTGATGGATTGGATAACGGTAGAGTTGCTACAGCAATTACTGCATTTGGAATTTCTGATATTCAATCTGTATATGGAAAAGTTGGTGTAGGAACTACTTTTGCGGCAGATACTATTCCATCAACACAGTCCAAAATTGGAATAGCCACTATAACTGCAGTAAATTCTAGTGGCGAAAGCACAATTATCTCAACAAATCCACAGTTTCCTGGTGTAATCAGTGTTGGGGATCTAATCAGTTACACAAGCACAGATACCGCACAAAGTTTTACCGACCCAGTATTTGCCACGGTCAAAACAGTCAATACTGAAAGTGTTGTTGTATCAGGAGTAACTACAGTTACTGGTGTTTGTCAAGGAAGACTTCCAGAAACTGGATCTAAAATTGAAGTTACCGATTTAAAACTTCTTTCTACAAAATTATCAACGTCTAGCGATAGCACTCTATTTACTTCTCTTCCAAAAGATAATATCGAATCTGTTACTCTTAACGATTCATTTATTACTCTTAGAAAATATGCAACTGTCAATATTAATGGTGGTCAATTATCTGCCTCTGTATTTTCTGGAACAAATGAAACTTTCTTACCATTTGACGAAGAGAGATATTCTCTGATTAGATCTGATGGATCAACTGAAATTTTGACTTCTGACAAATTTGGATTTGCAGATGGCGCAAGAGAACTTCAAATTTTCAATCTTGGCGCAAATGATACCGGAGCGCAGTTAATCTATACAGTCAAAAAGATTAAACCCGTTGCTAAGAAGAAGAGAAAGAATAGAGTTAATTCTGTTGTAATAGATAAATCCGAGTTAGTGCAATCTGGCCTTGGGGCAACGACATTGAATGATGGACTTACATATGGAAATTATGCATATGGAACAAGAGTTCAGGATAACAGAATTACTCTTAACGTTAGCGATGTTATTAGTGTTCAAGCGATATATGAATCTTCAGATACTTCTCAAGCATCTGCCCCAACAGTAATTTTAGCTTCTCTTTCTGGACCAGAAGGAAAGACTAGTGATTTGCTTATTGGAGAAAGGTTTAAGGGAGTAACTAGTGGTTCTATTGGAGTGGTCGCAGAAATTTTAACAGATAGTAAAATTTCATACATTTCAAAAAATACTAGTGCTTTGATTGAAGGGGAAACTATAATATTTGAAGAAACAAATATTGATGGAATAGTTTCTGTTGTAAATGAGTCTAGTTTTAATCGATCAAAAGACTTTAAGTTTAGTACTGGTCAAAGAGGATCTTTTTATGGCAATTCTTTTATTATTAGAAAAAATGAAATTGATGCACCAACTAGACAACTGAAAGTTTACTTCACTAATGGATTCTTTGATGCATCAGATGTTGGTGATATTGTAACTACAAACTCTTATTCCGATTTTGATTACGTTAAAGATATTAGAAGTATTGATGGGTACAGAAATACTGATATTATTGATATTAGACCAAAAAGTTCCGACTACACAGTAACTGAGGGTGCCAGATCTCCATTTGAATTTTATGGAAGAAGTTTCGATCAAGCGGGTAATTCATCTAGTGTCTTGTCTTCTGATGATTCCTTTGATGTAAGTTTTGCATATTATCTACCAAGAGTTGATAGAATTTTCTTAACTCAAAGTGGAAAATTCCAAGTTCAATATGGAACTCCTTCTGAAAACTTAGAAAGGCCTCTTGCAGTTGATGATGCTATCGAAGTAGCAACTTTAACAATTCCACCATATCTTTATAATACGTCTCAAGTAAAACTGGACTTCCTTCAACACAAAAGATATCAAATGCGTGATATCAAAAAATTGGAGGATAGAATTAGGAGTTTAGAATACTATACTGCACTTTCATTATTAGAAACAAATACTGCAAACTTTTTCATTCCTGATGGAGAAGGTCTTAACAGATTTAAATCCGGTTTCTTTGTAGATAATTTTACTTCTTTAAATGCACAAGATGAAACTATTCCATTCAAGAATAGTTTAGACAGTGAATTTAAAGTTTTAAGACCTCAACATTATACAAACGCTATTGATCTTATTCAAGGTCCTGTTGTAAATGTTGATGCATCTGCCGACTTATCAATTGAGCAACCTGAGGGTGTCAACATTAGAAAAACTAATGATATTATAACTCTTGATTATGCCGATGTTGAGTGGTTAAAGCAATCATTTGCTACTAGAACTGAAAGCGTAACTCCTTTCTTGGTAAGTTTTTGGCAAGGAACCCTTGAACTGACTCCAGCGTCTGACACTTGGGTAGATACTGTAAGACTTGAGGCCAAAATCATTGATGTGGAAGGCGATTATGAGAATGTCATGGCAAAGGCAGTTGAAGAGCAGGGTGTTGATCCTCAGACTGGATTTGCTCCTACTATTTGGAATGCTTGGGAAACCAACTGGACTGGTAGAGACGTAGTTGAGACTACAAGAACCAGAACAAGCAATCCACCTTCTACTGTTAATAGACAAGGCCCTGGTGGTAGGCGAATATTTAGGACTTGGACAAGACAAGTTAATGCTGATGTTGCTGAAGATACCTTTAGAGAGGTAAGAGACACTGGAGTCATGTCCAGAACTGGTAATAGAATTATTGTTACAGAACAATTTGATAGAACTTCTGTTGGAGATAGAGTTGTAAGTAGGAACGTCGTTCCTTATATGAGATCTAGAAACGTTCAATTTGAAGTGAAGAAACTCAAGCCTCTGACGAGATTGTATACATTCTTCGACAATTCTAACGTAACTAAGTTCTGTACTCCTAAGTTACTTGAAATTTCAATGACTTCGGGTACTTTTGAAGTTGGAGAAACTGTCGTTGGTTCTATGGTAAATGCAGGAACCGGACCAGTTGATATCAATGCTCCAAAAATTACATTTAGAGTTGCTCAAGCAAACCACAAAGAGGGTACATACGATTCACCAGATAGAGTTTATCGTCAAAATCCATATAATGGACAACCAATGACGGAAACTTATTCTTCTACATCTACAATTTTAAACATTGATACTTTCTCCCTTGCAAATCAACCACAAGGTGATTTCTTTGGATATGTTGATAGTAATATGACCCTGGTTGGCAAGACCAGTGGTGCCCAAGCAACGATTACTGATGTAAGATTGATTTCTGATATTGGAGCACACCTTCAAGGAAGTTTCTTTATTCCTGATCCAAACGTAACTACAAATCCAAGATTTGAAGTAGGAACAAGAATTCTTACGTTTATAAACAGTAGCACAAATAATCAAGAAACTGCAACTACTCTTGCAGAAGAAGGTTACATTTCAAGCGGAACTATTGAAACAGTTCAAGAGAATATTGTTTCTGTTAGAAATGCTAGAGTCCAAAACAAACTTGAATTTGCAGAGCAAGCAGTTGCGAGAACAACTGGTAGCCAATTAGTATCAAGTAGAGTTGTCAGTCAGCGCGCTGTTACTCAAAGAGTTAACTACTGGTATGATCCTCTGGCGCAATCTTTTCTGGTTGATGACGATACTGGAATTTATCTGACTAAGTGTGATATTTTCTTTAGATCTAAAGATGACGCAGATGTTCCTGTAACTCTGCAAATCAGGACCATGAACAATGGTCTACCTACTCAGAAGATCCTTCCTTTCTCAGAAATAACCTTAGATCCTGATCAAATTAATCTATCTTCTGATGGTTCAGTTGCTACTACTTTTGAATTCAAGGCACCCGTGTTCCTTGAAGGTCAAGGAACAGATTATGCTATCTGTATAGCATCAAACTCTACAAAGTATAGTGTATATATTTCAAGAGTTGGTGAAAATGATCTTATTAGCGATACCTTTATTTCAAACCAACCATATCTCGGATCATTATTCAAATCACAGAATGCATCTACTTGGGAACCAAGTCAGTGGGAAGATCTTAAATTTACTCTTTACAGAGCAGACTTTGTTCAAAATGGATCTGTAGAGTTCTATAATCCACAACTTAAGGAAGGAAATGGTCAGATCCCAACTCTGCTTTCTAACTCGCTTGGTATGAATTCTAAGAAGATTAGAGTTGGTCTTTCAACCACATTTAATGATCCCGATTTGACAACTGGCAATACCGTAATTCAAATTGGATCTGATGCAACTGCCAACTTTGTAGGAACTGCAGGAACGGCTGTTGGATCTATGAATGTGATCAATGCTGGCATTGGTTACACTGGACCATTTACTTATAGTGGTATCGCTCTGACCTCAGTAACTGGAAAAGGTAGAAATGCATCTGCAAATATCCAAGTTTCGGGTGATGGTACAATTGGGTTTGCTACCATCAGCGGAGGAGGTTCTGGTTATCAAATCGGTGATGTTTTAGGTATCACAACTATCGGAGCAAATAACCTCGGATCTGGTGTTAGACTTTCTGTAACATCTATTGGAAGTAGCAGCGAATTAATCTTAGATAATGTTCAAGGTGATTTCCTAACTGGAGTCGGTAACACAATTCAGTTCATTAATAACTCTGGTGTTACTACTACTCTCAACTATGCCAGCATTGGTGCAATTGGGCCATATGTAAGACCAACTGATATTACCATTGAAAATGATGGACTTCATATTAAAGTCAATCACAAAAACCATGGAATGTATTCTACCGAAAATACAGTCAGTATTACTGGTGCTGTTTCAGACATTAAACCAACTAAATTGACTGCTTCATACACATCAGACTCCACATCAGCACTTACTGTAGAGAATGGTGAGAGGTTCTTTACTTTTGAAAATGTTGGAGTTGGAACTACTAACTCCGGATATATCTTAATTGGAGATGAAATTATTGGATTTACAACTGCTACTGCAGGATCTATTGGAGGAACAATTTCTAGAGGTGATGATCCTAAAAACTATCCAGTTGGAACACCAGTTTATAAGTATGAACTCAATGGCGTATCACTGAGGAGAATTAACAAGGTTCATGAACTTTCAGATTCTACAGTCAATAATTCTATTGGATTTGATCATTATACATTAAAGATTGATATGTCCACAAATGGAACAGATAGAACTACTTCTACTGGATATCCAAAACTTTTTGCCAATGAGAAAAAGTCTACTGGTGGATTGCAAATTAAGGCAACACAAAATATGCCATATGAAATTTTAACACCAATTGTTCAAAATATTACACCAGAAGGAACTAATATTACTGCAACAGTTAGAACTGTAACTGGAAAGAGTTTAAGTGGAAATGAACTTCCTTTCCTTGATAATGGATTTGAATCTATCGCTCTTAACAGACCAAATTATTTGACATCTCCAAGAGTGATTACTTCAGATATTAATTCTGCAAATCTGCTTACAACTATTCCAGGAAACAAAGCATTAAACATGAGTGTTCAAATGACAACCATGGACACACGTTTGTCTCCTGTAATTGATGCACAGAGAGTTAATGTAATTTTGAGCTCTAATAGAGTTAATAATATCATCCAAGACTTTGCCGTTGATCCTAGAGTATCTGGTGTAGAAGGAGATCCTTCAGCGTTCCAGTATATTTCTAAAGAAATGGGAATTGAAAACTCAGCGACTGCCATCAAGATTATCACTGCTGCACATCAAAATCCTTATACAGATATCCGAGCATTTTATGCAATCGGCAATGATGCTGGTTTTGATGCAGTGTTTGTACCATTCCCAGGTTATAATAATTTGAATTCTAGAGGTCAAATTATTAATCCTCAGAATTCAAATGGAAGACCAGATGTATTTGTTGAATTGATACAAAATGGAGGAGATGACAGTTTCCAAGATTTCACCTTTACAAGAGATCAACTTCCATCATTTAAGCGTTTTAGAATTAAATTAGTATTGACTTCTACAAGTCAATCATATCCACCATCTCTGAGAGACCTTAGAGTTATTGCCCTTGCATAATTATGAATGAATATGTAAAAGTAAAGGATCACCTGAGTTTAGTCAGGGATCCTAGCACTGGAGCCATACTCAACACTAGTAAGGCTGAGTATGAAGAGTATATGAAAGCAAAAAAGAAAAATGCATCGAAATCAGAGAGAGTTGAAAAACTTGAAACTGATGTGAATGGTATTAAAAATGATTTGTATGAAATTAAGTCTCTTCTCCTAGATCTGGCAAGAAAACAAGACTAAATATCAATATAAGGAGTAAGCGTGTAAATGGCACAACCATCCACTAGGCAGGAGTTAGTAGACTACTGCAAACGACAACTGGGATTTCCTGTTCTTGAAATCAATGTAGCTGATGAGCAAATTGATGATCTTGTGGATGATGCTCTTCAGTATTTTCACGAAAGGCATTTTGATGGGGTAGTTCAAACATATTTAAAATATAAAATAACCCAAGATGATATTGATAGAGGAAGAGGTAGAGGTGGGACCAATCCAATAGGAATTGTAACCACTACAGCAACTTCTACTGTTGGAGTTACATCTACTTTTTCTTACGAAGAAACTAGTAATTTTATTCAAGTTCCTCCTTCAGTGATAGGGATCAATAAAATTTTCAGATTTGACAATAGCACCATATCTGGAGGAATGTTTAGTTTAAAGTATCAAATGTTCTTGAATGAGTTATACTTCTTCAATTCCATGGAAATGTTGTCATATGCAATGACAAAAACATATCTTTCTGATATTGATTTTTTATTAAATACCGAGAAGCAAGTAAGATTTAATCAAAGGCAGGACAGATTATATTTGGACGTTGATTGGGGAAATGTGACATTAAACGATTACATTGTTCTAGATTGTTGGAGACTTTTAGATCCAAATGACTTTACAAGAGTTTATAACGATTCATTCTTGAAAAAATACTTAACTGCTCTTATCAAAAAACAATGGGGACAGAATTTAATAAAATTTCAAGGAGTTAAACTTCCAGGTGGAGTAGAACTTAATGGTAGGCAAATGTATGATGACGCTCAAAAAGATCTAGAGATCATTATGGAAAAAATGTCTAATACTTATGAACTTCCACCTCTTGATATGATCGGTTGATATTATGGCACTAAATCCATTCTTTCTTCAAGGTTCTCCATCAGAACAAAATCTGATTCAGGACTTAATCAATGAACAACTCCGAATGTACGGAGTTGAAGTTCATTATATGCCTAGAAAATATATCACAGAAAAGACTGTTCTTAGAGAAGTTATTGAGTCCTCTTTTGATGAGGCTCACCCAATTGAAGCATATGTAGAAAACTTTGAGGGATATGGAAATCAAACAACAATTTTATCTAAATTTGGAATTCAATCAACTCAAGAAATAACTCTTACTATTTCAAAAGAAAGATTCGAGTCTTATATTTCTCCTATATTGGAAGGGAAGGAAAATATAAAACTCAGCAATAGACCAAAAGAAGGTGATTTAATTTATTTTCCATTGGGAGATAGATTATTTGAAATTAAGTTTGTAGAGCATGAAAAACCTTTCTATCAATTGAAGAAAGGTTATGTTTATACTCTGACTTGTGAACTCTTCAGGTATGGAAATGAAATTATTGATACCAATATCGACAATATTGATGATTCTATCGAAGGATCTCTAGGTGGCGATGGAGATGGTAATGGTGGAGATGCTATGACAACTCTGCTCAGTGTTGTTGGAGTCGGAACAACTGCAACAGCAACCCTCGGATATATTTCTAATGGTGGAATTAGATCTATTAACGTTTCAAATCGTGGTGGTGGATATACTTTTAATCCAAGGGTTGCTATTAGTAGTGCTCCATCATCAGGAATTACAGGTTTAGCAACAGCGGTGAGAATAACTGGCATTGTTGCATGCGAATTAAACGCAAATCCTGTTGCACAATCTATTCAGAGTGTGAACATCACTAATCCAGGTGCTGGTTATACAGTTGCACCTGAAATAAGATTTATTGGTGATGGATCTGGCGCAAATGCAGTAGCAAATATTGGTAATGGAGTTATTGGTATTGTTACAATCACTGGTGGCGGTTCTGGATATACAACCGCAACAGCACCACCAGTTACATTTAATGGAAGTTCTACAGTATCTGCAGCTGCAACGGTTGTTGTTAGTGCTGCAGGAACAATCAGTCACATTTATATTACTAATCCTGGTTTGGGTTACACCGAAATCCCAACAATTACGCTTGGACCACCAAATCAAACTGGAATTGGGACATTTGAGAAAAATGAAGTTGTCACAGGATCTATTTCCGGATCCACAGCAAGAGTTCTCAATTGGATTGCCGATGGAGGAAAACTGGAGGTCTTCAGAACAGACGGAAACTTCGTTGTTGGGGAACAGATTGTTGGAGCAGCTTCTTCTGCAAGTTACAAACTTTCTTCAGAATCATATACAGAAACTGGATTTACTGCGAATGAAGAGATAGAGGGTGAGGCAGATAACATCATCGACTTTAGTGAGATAAATCCATTCGGTATGCCATAGACCATAAATAGTAGTTAAACAAAGAACCAATCCAATGTTTGAATATTTTTATAACGAAATTTTTAGAAGGACCATTATATCATTCGGTTCTCTGTTTAATGATATTGAAATTAAACAGGAAGATTCTTCGGGAAATTCCAATAATCAATTTAGAGTTCCTTTGGCATATGGGCCTACACAAAAATTCTTAGCGAGAGTTACTCAGCAACCAGACTTAAACAAGTCAGTTTCTCTTTCATTGCCAAGAATGTCATTTGAGTTTATTGGACTTACTTATGACCCATCAAGAAAAGTAACTCAAACTCAAAAGTTTACTAAAGGTCTTGCATCTGCCAAGTCTAATATTCAAAGTTCGTACATGCCTGTTCCATACAACATGCAGTTTGAACTGGCAATTATGACCAAGTTAAATGATGATATGCTTCAAATAGTTGAACAAATCTTACCCTACTTTCAACCTGCATATACTATGTCGGTCAATCTGGTAGAATCGATTGGTGAAAAGAGAGACATTCCTATCATTCTAGAGAGTATTGATATGAATGATGATTATGAAGGTGACTTTTCTACAAGAAGAGCTCTTGTTTATACTTTAAGGTTTAGTGCAAAAACTTATCTGTTTGGTCCAATTACGACTGCAAGTTCCGATATTATCAGAAAGGTCAGTGTTGGATATGTTGCAGGATCTACTGGAGCAGGAACTCCCCAAAGAGATCTTACATATGCCGTTGAACCAAGAGCAATCAAAAATTATACAGGATCAGTTCTCACTACACTTGATCAAGATATCGAGTTAGGAGATGTCATATTCAAAGTTACAGATCCCTCTGCAATTACTGAGAATACATACGTTGAATTGGATGGAGAGGAACTATATGTTCTCGATGTTCTCACTGACAGTATTAAGGTTAGAAGGGGTGAAGATAATACAACTGCCACTAAGCATGTTAGAGGAGAATCGATTAAGTCAATTACGAATGCAGATGATAATCTAATTCAAGACGGAGACGATTTTGGGTTCAGCGTATCAGTATAGGTTCAGTATAAATTATTGATAGAAAATGAAAATGACTAAAAATTTTGATGAACTAAATGAAACTTTTGATGTTTCTGCAGATATTGTTTCTGCAGAACCAATAAAAGAACCAATAAAAGAAGAAAAAAAGAATCTTCAAACTTCTTCTCCAGAGGATGTAAAAAAAGATTATGAATATACCAGAGGTAATTTATATTCCATAATAGAAAAAGGCCAGGAAGCTATTAATGGAATTCTTGAGTTGGCTCAAGAAAGTGAGATGCCTAGAGCATATGAAGTTGCTGGTCAATTGATTAAAAATGTTGCAGACGCAACTGATAAGTTGATGGATCTGCAAAAAAAACTCAAAGATGTTGAGGAAGAAACTCAAACAAGAGGACCAACTAATGTAACCAATGCATTGTTTGTTGGATCAACAGCAGAACTATCAAAAATTTTAAAGAAAACAAATACAGACAAAGAAGAAACTAAATAGTTAAAAAAGGATCATGGCCGTAAATCCTGTCGTTAACATAAATATTTCTCAAGGTTTTGACTTTGAGGAGACTTTTACCTCTACTGAGATTGATGGTTCTGCATCAAACTTAGCGGGATATAGTGGAGCGGCCAAGATAAAGAAACATTTTAGTTCTACCACATCCACTCCATTTTCAGTAACAATAACAGGATCAACAGGAGAAGTTGCTATTGCAATGACCAGTGGAGTTACTGTCGGATTAGATCCTGGCAGATATCAATATGACATTCGTTTAGTATCATCTTCTGGACAAGTATCAAAATTAGTTGAAGGGATGGCTTTGGTTGAAGCAGGCATTACTACAGGTTAATTATGACAGTAGTTAGAAAAGTTACAACAAGTAGTTCGGTAGTAAAAAAATCACGAATAAAACCGAAAGTTCAATCATTTCGCAGTCCATCTTCTATTCTAGAGATGGGTGATACTTCTTTTGGAACTCTCGATGCATCAAAAGATGGTCTAATCTTAACTTATGATGGTAATGTGGATAAATTTGTTTTAACAAATCCAAATGAACAACTTGAATTTGCTGCTAATAGTGGGGATATTAGCGATACATTTGTTCAACAGTTAGAACAAGAATTGGATTTTGGTCAAATTCAGGCAGGAGATATTGATGCTGGAGGTTTTTAATGCCTAGAAATTTTAGAAATCTTTCAGATTTATCGTCAACTCTAAATAAAAGTCAAGATAAAAAAGTCCTTAGATATTCACATAGTATTGGGAAATTTGAATTGGTTGAATTTAATACAACTCTCGATCTTTCGGCCGCAAATATTAACAAGGAATTTATTACTCAGTTAGAAAAAGAAATAGATGTTGAAGGTCAAGACATAACTAATTTTAATTATGACGCAGGTTCGTTTTAACTAAATAATAAAAACAATAATCCGTAGAACAGATGGCGGCTCCAGTAATTCAGTTTAAGAGAGGCCTCCTCGCAAATCTCCCTGGTCTCAGGGTAGGTGAACCAGGCTTTACTACCAACAGTTATGATCTTTATGTTGGTATCGATTCCACAACCGCAAATAATCAATTTGTTGGGTCTGGAAGGTATTGGACAGTTAACTCTGCCACAGTTGGTAGTGGAGTCAACTTGGTAGAAGGGACTGATAACGGTTCTTCTTTCATTACACTCAAAGCACCCGATAGTCTTGCGGGCATTGTAACATATACAATGCCAGGGACCGATGGTTCTAACGGTCAAGTTCTTTCAACAAATGGTTCAGGAACTCTTTCCTTTATTGATGCGGCTGCAAACTTAAGCATGGCTGGCGACAGTGGTACAGACACTGTTGCTCTTCTCACAGATACTTTAACATTTACTGGTGGAGAAAGTATTGATACCGCAGTTACAAATAATACTGTTACTATTTCTGCAGAAGATGCTTCTGATTCTAACAAAGGTGTTGCATCATTTGATAATGGAGATTTTGCAGTTTCATCTGGAAATGTAACTCTTGCTGATAGTGCTAGTGGTGCTGTTCTTACGATTGCTGGAACTGATGCTGAGGTTAATGTCTCTAGATCAAATGGAACTGTAACGGTTGGTCTACCCGATGATGTTACTATTGCTGGCATTCTTACAGTAACAAGTTCTCTGGATGTCAATGGAGCAACACACGATATTGCTGGTGTTGTTGAGTTAGATAATATTAATGTTGCTACAGCAGCTACAGTTACAAATGCAACAATAACCAATACTATATTTGGTAGCGGAACTGCAATTACATCGGTTGACACCGATCTTGCCACTGTTTCTGCTTCTGATGATAGTCTTGCATCAGCGAAAGCAATTAAAGCATATGTCGATTCTCAAGTAACCGCTCAAGATCTTGATGTTGCTGCAGATTCTGGAACTGGTGCTGTAGATCTTGATTCACAATCTCTGACTATTGCAGGTACTGCAAACGAAATTGAAACATCTGCTTCAAGTCAAACTGTAACGATTGGTCTTCCTTCTGCTGTTACAATTACAACTTCAGTAACAACTCCAACCGTTCAAGCATCTTCTGTTAAAGCAAATGATGGCACTGCCGCTATTACAATTACCGATAGCACTGGTGCTGTTGAACTTGCTCAGAACTTGACTGTTGGTGGAAATCTTTATGTCAATGGTTCTACTACGCAGGTTAACACTTCTCAGACAACCATTGAAGACCAACTTCTTGATCTTGGTATGGTTGATGGCTCTGCACCATCATCTGACCTAAACAAGGACATCGGTGTTCTGTTCAACTACTACTCTGGTTCTGCTAAAAAAGCAGGTGTTTATTGGGATGATAGTACTTCAAGAGTTGTTGTTTCCGCAGATGTTTCAGAATCTTCTGGAGTTCTGACCAACAACACTGGTGGTGCATTAGAAGTTGCTTCTCTGTATGTCTCTGGTTGCAGTGGCACTACTGATGAGGTAATCGGATGTAGCGGAGGTGCGATTGTAATCACAAACGCTACAATCGACGGTGGCTCATTCTAATCCATATAACATACTCTAAATAGAGGGAGTTAATCTCCCTCTTTTTTATGGATGAACAAGATTATAAAAATTTAATTGCGGTATATCAAAATAAATTTTCCGATTCAATTAATCAAAACATTGCTCTTGAAGCAAGAGAGTTGAAATATAGACAAACTATTGAAGTACTCAACCAAAAAATTGCAACCTTAGAATCAAAGTTACCAAAAACAAAAAGAGCAACTAAGGACGCAGGTGAGTTCGCATAAATATTAAAAATGCCAGTATATACTGGTAGTCTGACTAAATAGGCACTTAGATGGCAGATCCAATAATTAAGTTAAAACGGTCGGCTGTTTATGGGAAAGTCCCAACAGCAGATCAACTCCCTCTGGGCGAAGTAGCTCTTAATACCTACGACGGATATCTCTACGCTTCCAAAAACGTAGGTATTGGTACAACAGTTATTGCAATCAACCCATTTAGGGTAGGTACTGGAACAGACACATATAATACTTATTTTACACAGGGAAATGTTGGCCTTGGTCTGACAAATCCAACAGAGCAACTCCATGTATCTGGCAATGCCACGATCACTGGTATTATTACTGCTACTACTTTCAGTGGTTCTGGTGCTAATTTAACGGGATTGACTGGTGCTTCTGCTGCAACTTATGGTGATTCTAGTGCAACTCCAGTTATTGTAGTTAATTCTGATGGAAAAATTACTGGAATTAGTACTGTTTCTATTTCCGGTGGTGGTTCAATTGGGATTCAATCTGCCGGATCCTTGATAGGAACTGCATCGACTATCAACTTTACTGCAGGTTCAGTATCTGTAAATAATGATATAGCATCAGTTTCTGTGGGATCTTCAATCAGATTTGTGGGTGCCAGAATGTATCATGATAATTATTCTGTTGCTTTTAGTGGTGGTTGGGCATCGGTTACTAATTTTGATGGAACATCCATAGATACAAATTCTTTTGCTAATACTACGAATGGGAGATTTACAATTCCTGCTGGAGTATCAAAGGTTAAAATATCTACAAATGTAAGAGTAGCTGCTAATGGGAATACTAGTAACCAATGGATGATTTATAAAAATGGATCTGGATTTGTTGCTGTTATTGATGGTGGATTTAATATCGACATAGATGGAACCTCTGGATATAACAATCCAGGAACTTTTGGTCAAACTGCTATTATATCTGTTGTAGAAGGAGATTATTTTAATCTTATATATTATGTTTCCAACACTAATCTAGATGTTGATCTATGGTATCAAATAGAGGTTGTTGAGGGATCATTATTGGGTCATTATTTTGCTTCTACTAATGTAACGAATGCTGATAATATTACAGTTCAGGCAAATAATTCTACTAATGAAATAGTATATCCAGTATTTGTAGACGGAGCAACCGGAGTTCAGGGACCAGAAACAGATACTGGATTAATGTATAATCCATCAACAGGTATTTTAAGTGCTACCACCTTTAGTGGAAACTTAGATCTTAATAGTAAGTTTATAACCGGAACAGGTGGAGTCAATGTTACTGGTATTATTACTGCTGCAAGTTTTAGAGGTGATGGCAGTCAATTAACTAATGTTATTTCTGGTGTTGGCATTTCTAGTGATGGCACTGCAGTTGGAACAGGAATAACCTCAATTAATTTTGTAGGCACTGGAGTAACAGCAACAGCACATACAAGTTCTGGCATATCCACGATCAGAATTAATGCGACACAAGGTGCTCAAGGTGCTACTGGTGCCATCACTAATGCACCGGCACACGATGTAACATCATTCACTGCAACTAGTGGTCAAACTACATTTACGGTATCATATACAGCAGGCCAAATTGATGTTTATCTGAATGGTATTAGACTTCACGAAGGAGAGTATACTGCGTCCAATGGAACATCTGTTGTGCTGGCAACAGGTGCCTCTACAGGAGATATTCTTGATGTTGTTGAAACAACCCTTGGTGTTGGTGCTCAAGGATCCACAGGTGCTCAGGGAACTCAAGGTGCTCAAGGAACTTTAGATATAACTCCGGCACATGATGTAACATCATTCACTGCCACTGAAGGTCAGACAACGTTTACTGTATCATATACGGTAGGCCAAATTGATGTATACCTAAATGGTGTACGATTAAGTGCTGCTGATATTACGGCATCAAATGGAACTTCAGTTGTTCTTGGAACAGCAACTGAATCTGGTGATATTCTTGATGTTGTTGAGACCACTCTGGGTCAAGGTGCTCAAGGAGCTGTTGGAGCACAAGGAGCTCAGGGCGCTACTGGTACTTTTAGCGGAACACCTGCAAGAACGGATACAGACTTTACTGCAACGGCAGGACAAACCACCTTTACCGTATCATATGAAGTTGGATATATTGATGTATATGTTAATGGCATTCGACTAGTCGCAGATGACTATACTGCAACAAACGGCACATCGGTTATTTTAGCATCAGCTGCTGAGCTAGGAGATTCTGTTTCTATTGTAGAAATTGATCAAGGTCAAGGACCAATAGGTGTTCAAGGACTTCAAGGAATTCAAGGTCTTACTGGATCATTTAGTGGTTCTCCTGCAAGAACAGTCTCTACCGCTACAGCAACTGCAGGACAAACAACATTCTCAGTATCATATACTGCAGGATATATTGACGTATTCCTTAATGGTATCCGACTGAATAGTGGTGAGTTTACGGCATCCAATGGTTCTTCAGTTGTTCTTGCAACTGGCGCATCTCTTGGAGATGTTCTTGACTTCGTTGAAATGGATCTGGGTGTTGGTGATCGAGGTGCTCAAGGTATTCAGGGTGCAACAGGTGTCTCATATAGTAGATCAACAACCACGGCTACTGCGACTGCTAATCAAACAACATTCAGTGTTTCATACACTGCAGGATATCTTGAAGTGTATCTGAATGGTGTTAGATTGAGTGATGCTGATTATACAGCAACTAATGGATCTTCGGTTGTTCTTGCAACTGGAGCAGCAGTAAATGATATTTTAGATTTTGTCACCTTCACATCAGCAGGTGAAACTGGTATTCAAGGTACTCAAGGCACCACTGGCATTGGTGCTCAGGGAACTACTGGAACTCAAGGCACCACTGGAACTCAGGGAACTACTGGAACTCAAGGTGCTCAGGGAACAAGTGGAGAAGGTCTTTCTGCTGGATCTGCAAATCAAGTTGTCTTTAGAAACAGTTCAAATGCAGTTGCTGGTAGCACAAATCTAATATTTAATGGAACCAATTTGACAGTATCTGGAATTAGTTCCAGTGCCAACTTAAATGTTGTTGGTGTTGCGACTGCTAATCAATTTTTTGGCGATGGATCTGGATTATCAGGAGTTGGTGGTGAAAGCGATATTACATCATCACTTTTCTCATAAATAACTAAAAACTATTCAAGATGGGTAGAACTAGGCAAAGTGCAGATCTAGTATCTGACAATAATATATTTGTTGACATATCCAACGATAAAGTCGGCATAGGAATTACTACGCCATCTGAGCAATTGACGGTGAGTGGTATCACTTCCACTTCAAACTTAAATGTTGTTGGTGTGGCTACCGCAACAACATTCGTTGGAGACGGTTCTCAATTAACTGGCCTCAATGTTCCTGCAGGTTACGGAGATTTGGACGCCCTGCTATTTACTTAATTTTATTATTCTTATATTATGGATTTTGACAATTCGTTAGCAAAACTATCCATGGATAGTGGTGGAGAAATATATCCACTCATTATACCGGCGGAAAATACAAACGGACTGGGTTTGATGAATCCATCCATTTATTTGGATGAAGATAAAATCCTGGTAAATCTTAGATCGGTAAATTATACGTTTTACCATTCTGAGGAGAAAATATTTCAACATCCATACGGCCCACTAACATATATTCATCCAGAAAACGATGTTCACTTAAGAACTCAAAACTATTATCTAGAGTTAAATAATAATTTTGAAATAGAAAAGTATCTTAAAATCAATACGTCTAAGTTTGATACATATGAACCTCAGTGGGAGTTTATTGGCCTAGAAGACGCAAGACTTTTTAGATGGGAAGGTAAACTATATGCTGCTGGCGTAAGAAGAGATTTGGATACTGTTGGAACTGGCAGAATGGAACTGTCAGAATTAGTCGTCGGAGATGATGAGGTATTTGAGTTTTCAAGATATAGAATTCCAACTCCTGGAAACAAAGAATCATATTGTGAAAAAAATTGGATGCCTGTCTTGGATAATCCATTTCAATTTGTGAAATGGACCAATCCAACAGAGATTGTTCAAGTTGATGTTGAAAATGATAAGTGTCAGACAGTCAAAATTAAAACTAAGAAAGATATTAATGTTGATCTTAGAGGTGGGTCTCAAGTAATTAAATGGAGAAATTATTATCTCACAGTAACTCACGAAGTTGATTTATTCAAGAATGAAGCAGGTAGAAAGGATGCAGTTTATCGGCATCGATTTGTTCTGTGGGATAAAAACTGGAAATTACTAAGATGGACTAGAGATTTTTCTTTAATGTCTGGACACGTTGAGTTCTGTGCTGGTTTGGCTTATAGAGATAAGGAATTTATGTTGAGTTTTGGATTCCAAGACAACGCAGCATATATTCTCAAGTTTCCTGAGAAAGTAGTGGAGGATCTTATCAATGAATGAAATTCTAAAGAAGTACATCAAAAATCCACAAAATCCGCACTATAATTTAATTCTAGCAAAGCATTATGATTCTATAGGGCAAACTGCTGCTGCGATTTCTTTTTATATAAGAACTGCAGAGAGATGTACAAATACATTGCTGCAATATAAATGTCTACTTAATGCAGCAAGATGTTTTGCAAGTCAAGGATGTAGAAACAATAGCGTCAAAGGTCTTTATCAAAATGCCATAGCAATTCGTCCAGAGAGACCAGAAGCATATTATCTTCTTAGTTCTTTCTTACACGAACAAGGATTGTATAATGATGCTTATATGATTGCTTGTCTTGGTGAGAGAATTGAAGACATAGATGATATTGATGTGGATTATCCAGGAAAATATGGGATACTCTTTCAGAAAGCCATATCTGCCTGGTGGTGTGGTCTCTGCGAACAGTCTATTGAGATACTAGAGGATCTTCAAAAGAATCATACTATGAGTCCAGAGTTTAAAACTTTGGTCACAAATCACTTGAGGAGATCTATTGCTTTTAGAAAAAAGAAAGATGATGTCTCTGATTTTTCTATCAATGATCAGAAGAATACGATATGGGTTATTGATGATTTTTACACAAAACCAGATTCTGTTAGAGAGTTTGCCTTGAAGCAATCTTTTGATGAAGGTGGTATTGGCAGAGGATACATTGGAAGGAGAACAGAGAAACAATATCTATTCAAAGGATTGAAAGAAAAGTTTGAAGAAATTATTGGAAAGAAAATTACTAAGTGGAAAGATTATGGAATGAATGGAAAGTTTCAAGTTTCTTGGTCTGGAGAACCACTTGTTTATCATTGTGATGATCAGAGGTGGGGAGGTATGCTTTATCTAACTCCCGATGCTCCATATCAGTGTGGAACTACTTTGTATGCTCATAAACAAACTAGAGCCAGAACATTTAATGATGATGGGTGGGATATTGCTTGGAAAGATATTCCAGGTGATCCGCATTTAGACGGGACATCTTTTGAACCAGTAGATGTTGTGGGAAATGTCTATAATAGGTTAGTTATCTTTGATGCTAGTTGCATACATTCAGCATCTCAATATTTTGGGACAGTGAAGGAAAATGCTAGATTGTGGCAGATGTTCTTCTTTGATACAGAGTAATTATAAATATAAACAGGTGGAATACTCTAAATCAGTTAAATGAAGAAGAATGGTCGCTGTCCTGCAGGACAATATTACTGCTACACAAATAAAGAGTGCAGGGATATTCCCCCTGGATTTATGGTGGATCCTGCTGGTATGCTTCGTAAAGAAAATGGTGCGTCAATTGATGAGGCAAACAAAAGTGGTGACACTTCTTTGCGCGACTGGTTTGGCAAGAGTAAGTCTAGTGATGGCAAGCCTGGTTGGGTTCAGTTGGGTGGAAAGTATGCGGGAAAACCCTGTGCCAAACAACCAGGGCAGACCACAAAACCAAAGTGCGGTTCGTCCAAGATGAAGCGCAATCTATCCAAAGATGAGGAAGATGCAGCGTTCCGCCGTAAGAATAGTAAAGATCCAAATCCAAATAGAAGTGGAAAGGCTATTAACGTGAATACTGAAGAAACTATTGTAGAAAAAGAAGGCACTAAAGATGCCTGTTATCATAAAGTCAAATCTCGTTATAAGGTTTGGCCAAGTGCTTATGCGTCAGGAGCACTGGTCAAGTGTCGCAAAAAAGGTGCATCCAATTGGGGCAATTCAACAAAGAAAGAATCTGTTACCATTGAGGATGCATCGGGAAGAACCTATGTTGAATTTATCGATTTAATTAAACCAGAACCACTCCAACCAACTCAAGGAATTGGAAGTGAAATGCTTGGAGAAAAGTGTTGGCCTGGTTATGAAAAGAAAGGAATGAAAACAATGTTTGGAAAAAGATATCCAAACTGCGTTAAAAAAACTAAAAAAGAAGAATTGGAATTAGTATCAAAAACTCCTCTGGGTGAGAAGAAGGGATGCATGCACAATCATGAGGGCGAAGTATGTCCTGTACATGGAAAAAAAGAGTGTCCTTCTGAAGTTTTAGAAGCAGTAAGAATTCCTGCTAAGACTGGTAATTTAATCTTTGTGATGTTCAATTGGAGAGGTAAATACCTCAACCTTAGAATGTTCTTCCCACAGACCAAAATGCCTAACAGATCTGATGTTCAAGATCAGATTGATAAGGTATACCCTGGCGCAAGAGTACAAAGTTTTCAAGTCTCAAGATATGAACCAGGACAATCATTCCTCAGAGTTTCAGAAGAAACCGAAGACCAAAGAGGAGAAAATACTACAGATCATGGAATTGACGGAGAAGTATCAGAAAGACAGATTATGGATTCCGAAGGGACACTAGAAGAAGGTGCTGCCTGGACTAAAAAGTCAGGAAAAAATAAAGAAGGCGGACTCAACGAAAAAGGACGAAAGTCTTATGAAAAGGAAAATCCAGGATCTGACCTTAAGGCACCAAGCAAGAAGGTTGGAAATCCCAGGAGGGCATCCTTCTGCGCTAGAATGAAGGGGATGAAAAAGAAACTAACTAGTAAGAAGACTGCTAGTGATCCTGATAGCAGGATCAACAAATCACTAAGAGCCTGGAATTGCTGATGAAAAACTTTAAACAATTCATGTCCGAGTCAGTTAATATTTCTGGCGACTTCAACGGAAATCTATACATGAACTCCCAAGACCAACAATCTCAAGAGGAAGTTGGTGAGAGTTATGTTGCCGACATAACTTGGCAAAATAGCATATATAGAATTGAGATGGTAACAAAGACTGGAATGCCATCAAAGCAGGAATTGGCTGAAAAACTTCAGAGTGAATATCCTGGTGCAATGGTTCATAACATTTATCCAGTAGAAGAGAAACGATTAAATATTCAAAACGCAAAGAGATATCATCCAGCAAAATTAGATTGGGTATAAATTATGGCTCAGTGGAATAAGACTACTCAAGACTTTCTAAATCAAGAGAGAAGTCTCTTTGAGGTATATAATATTGCTGATCACTGGGGAAACCAAACAGACTGGAGACCTCAGTTTTCTGACAATAACAGACTAAAGGTTGCTCCTTTCCAAACAGTTTTCTTTAATACCTTCCAGTATGGTAAGGAGACTGATGTTTGGGATGAGAGTTTAGTTGGTGTTGCAACTGCTACTCATAATGCCAATTCCAGTAATGTGGTTATGGAAGTTGGTTCTACTGCTGGTAGTAAGG